ACGTTTCATTTACCCGGAATATGAGGAGATTACCAAACGGCGTCTGCTCTCCAGCGAGGCCGGCTATCTCGTCTGTGCGCTCTCCACATTGATGTGGACACCCTTCTCGCCGTCATGTTCCAAATGTGCGAAAGCGGATCCGTGCCGCCGTAGAACAGAGGCTCGTTATCCGGAACTTTACCGGATTCGTTGTGAGGCATGGTGGAAAGAGGAGGTGAAGCTATGAGTTCCGTCAATCCGCTCAGTGCCGAGTTCCTGTATGAGCTCTATGCCACGGCGCTGTGCCAGGAGCAGCTGTGCGCTGTCCTTTCCCGCCACATGCGCAAGGAATACCTTCCAGACCGCTCATTCCAACGGGTGCAGGAGGCTATTGCCGCACATTTCAGAACCTACAAGACACCGCCGTCATATGCCGTACTGGCACAGACTTTCCATGAGGATTACGATGCCATTGAGTTGATAGATACCTTCCGGGAGTATGACGAGGGCCAGAGTTCCGAAGTGATGATCGACATGCTGGAGTCCTACATCAAGGGTGTCCGGTTACAGTCGGTCTATGCGGAAGTGGGAAAACTGTATAACGAGAACAAACAGGACAAGGCGGAAAAGGCATTGCGCGGGTATGCCGAATGGCTGGCGGGCTTTACACTGAAGAGTACCTCGTTCATTGATGTGGCGGAGACCTTTACGGAGCGCTTCCAGCGGAACCGCCGCCGTGAGGAGGAAGAGGAACGTTCGGCATCACCACGTGTGTCCCGGTTCTATATCCCGTTTCTGGACGCGCTCAATGCCGGGCGCAACCTGCGAGGGCAGCTGACCTGCTTTCTTGCCAGTACCGGTGTGGGGAAATCCCATATCGCCAAATGGATAGGTGTCAGGGCGGACATCGACGACGAGCTGCATGTGCTGCACTTCCAGCTGGAGGGGTCCGAGGAGGAAGCGTTGAACGCCTATTCGGGAGGGCTGGTTTCCAAGAACGCCTATTATTACGAACGAGGAAAGATCCCGGATACGGAGATGCGCCATCTGGAAAAGCTAGTGGCATCGTATGCCGGCAGCATCACGGTACGCAGTTATCCGCGTTTCAACGCCCAGGTATCGACGCTTGACATCAAGAACGGAATCTCGGAATACCGCAAACTCAAAGGTCACAATCCGGACATCGTCATCGTCGATTCGATGGATCTGCTGACAGACGCCAACCGCCGTTCATGGGGGGCCGACCATGAACGCGCAAAGCGTATCGCCGTGGCCAATGACCTCAAGGACCTGGCGGCGGACGAAAAGGTATGGATGGTCGTGACATATCAATCGACCATTGAAGACCGTGAGTGGCTGAACGACGAAAGGAATGTACTGACAGAGTACAACTGTTCGGAGGCCAAGGGGCTGGCACGCCCATGCACGCACCTTATTTCGCTCAACCAGTCATCAGCCGAACGCAAGGAAAACATGATGCGCCTGCATGTGGCCAAGAGCCGCTTTTTCAAAAAGGGCGATACCATCAAAATAGCGACGGACTATGACAACGAGGTGTTCTATGACGGGCAGAGGACGCTGAATCTGAACAGGGAATAAAAAACGTTCAAAATGAAAGTTCAAGAGCAGATAGTTTTATTCCTGTGAAAATGAACAGCAAAAGGCAGACCAATCTCCCCCATATAGAGAAGGCTATGCTCCCCGTTCTTCCGGTCGGTCAGCCCGCTAGGCATGCTGTACAGAGTTCTGTAACAGGCCGGTAATAGCGGTACGGGACTGCCACCGGAAACCGCTTCATTCCGGGTAACGGAGGGTGATTACGGCATGCCCTTTTTCATAGCGTACCCTAAGTCCGAGCTTCTCCAGTTCCTCTCTGATAAGGGACTCCTCGAACCCTTCGGATATGAATCTTTCCCTGAGTAGGCCGGTTATATTCTTCGTTCCGCTACTTCCGGAAAGAAAATCCTCCACCCACTGGCGGAAACTGCCACCCGTACGCATCAGGTTGTAGCGTCTAAGACAGAAATTCTCCACACTTTTCAAATCGAACTCCTTATAGGACAGCAGGGCGCAGAGAAGCGGCCCATTGGTGTCATCCTCCCTGAATTCCGCCGTCAGCACGCAGACCGGTATGCCTGTCCCGCTATCGGGTCTGTAATAAAGCCGGATGTTTTCCCTTATATACAGCCCCGTGGCGTATGTCATGCCATCCGGGGATTCCGTCATGACGGGAAACGCCTGCCATCCGGAGTCCCCTTCCCGTTTCAACAAGGTTATTGCCGGTTTACCGGACTCCCCGTCTGATGTGGAGTGTGACCTCATCGTTCCGTTGGTCTTTTTCCATCCGAGAAACCGCAGACAGTTCTCTATATCCCTCAAATGCCTTTCTCTTGCTGAATTCCCATTAAGATACGGACGAAGCGTATCCACGATTTCGGACCAGTCCTCGTTTGTCTTCATATACTATTTGTTAATAAATTTCATTAAATACAGTCGTTTTGTAATTGAAATATAGCGATTTTATTACGACCGGTTAAATAAATTCCCTAAAAAATCATGGAAAGAGCCACTCATGGAATCTCCCCGAGGTCTTTCCGGATTTCGGTACAGTCTGTATGTCCTTGGGCAGACGTGAAATCTTGCCGGGCTTTTGTCCGTCCTTTCGTGCGGAGTCTGCCGGCAGGTTCTTATTGTACGGATTTTTCTTGATAATACATGGGGATTTCCTCTATTATATCCCCTTTCGTCGGATAAGTTCGCGGTATCCTGCCATGAACCTCTGCTCGGGAGAAGGCCTGTTCCCACTGCCCCCCTTGTTATCCGCACCAGCACCCGCCACGACATGCGGGCAGGTTTTCGTCTTGCCTTTTAAGGCATGGAGGCTCCCTCTCCTGTTGCGGTAGTGTGCGATACCCATTTCAGTCTTGAGAAAGCGTATCAAGACAGTATGAAATTTATGAGGCGTTTTTAAACTTTAGCCCTTGTACTGCAGCTATACCTTTTATATGGAACTGTCTGTACAGGAATATCAATATCTGGTTTCGGAGATAACCCGTGAGACGGGAGCCAAACGGGACGGGAGCGGCAAGAACCTTATCGTTCCGCGCTGTCCGTTCTGCGGCAAGCAGGGTGGTAAGTTCGGTATCTATATCGGTAAGGAAAACGTCCGACACAGACCGTTCATGGCACACTGTTTCTCCTGCGGGGCGTCCACCCGTACACTTGCACAGTTATTGGCGGCTATCGGACGCATGGACCTGATGGTTTCCGAAACAACAGACATCTCGGCACCGCTGAACCTGCACCTGCTGGAGGAGGACGAGGCGGAAGAGATAGACGACGAACTGGTGCCGGTCGAATTGCCGGACTTTTACAAGCGCACTTTCCGGCATCCGTATTTGCAGCAGCGCGGTTTCTGTTTCGACGATTACGAGTATTTCCCGGTCGGGATAACCGGCAGGCTCAATCCGCGGTATGCCGACTATGTAACTTTCCCGGTCATCGACTGCGGTATGGTTGTCGGATATGTTTCACGCCATATCTGGCCAAAAGAGGCGATAGACACCTACAACCGCAAAACGAAATACAAAGGTGAATACAAGATACTTCGTTATCGGAATTCCACAGAAAACGATTTTTTTAAACTTCTTTACAACTATGATGCCGTCCGTGAGGACGGTACCGATACGGTCATCGTTGCAGAGGGCGTTTTTGACGTCATCGCGCTGACGCGAAAACTTGAACTTTACGACAACCCGCATATTGCCGCCGTAGCGACTTTCGGAAAGAAAATTTCCGATGTGCAGATTTACAAGCTGCAATCGAAGGGCGTGAGGACTGTGGTTATTGGATATGACGGTGATGCCGTCGAGGCGGTCAAACGGGCTGCGGAACGGCTGAGGCCCTACTTCGAAGTGTTCATCGCAGACATAGCGGATGCCGATAAAGACTGGGAAGAACTGGCGGAAACGGAGGTCTACGGCATCTTTGCCTACCGTTTGCTGTCTGTCCTTGAATACAAACTCAAAAAAGTACAGGAAAGATGATACAGGAACTGCTCGCATGGCTTGATACACAACGGATTTCTTATATACCGGTTGACACGGAGGTGGTGGACATACCCGGGTTCGGACGGCTGTTCACGGCTGACCTGTCAGGTGTGGAATCCATTTTCCGCAGTGACGGCGATAAACTTGTCTTCAATCTGATGGAGAATCCGGCAGTATTGATGGAGGAGGGAATCTACCATGTGGCTTTTCCGTTCGGATATAACTGGTACTATTACGACCTTCGGGAAGAATTCCGTTTCAATCTGTTGAAATACATCGGCCGTCCCGGGCCTCCGGCACATGACATTCCGTTTGTGAATCTTGGTGTCCATACTTCTTACGAACTGCTGAACGCCTGTGGTTCCCTGGAGGATTTATGCCGCAAGGCAAAATGGTCAGGACATACGGCAGTCGGCATTTGTGACCGTAATACAATGGCCGCCACACTCAATTTCCAAAAAGAATGTGCCAAAAACGGGCTGAAACACATCTTCGGCTACTCGCTGACAATGATTCATGAAGAAGAAGCCGTAAACCTGAAAATGTATGCCCTGAACAATGAGGGGCTCCACAACCTGCTGCGCATCCAGTCCGCCGTGATGGTGGTTTCGGAAAACAATACAATCCGTTATGAACAGCTGCTGATGTATGCCGCAGGGTGTGTACCGGTCTTTGCCACCCGATCTGTCTATTGGATGGCCGGACACCCTAAGCAGGTGGAACGGATCCGGAAAGGGTCCGAAGCGGTTTATTACCAGATAGACGCCAACGAATATAAGGCGGACCGTATTGACCGGGAGCAGCTGGAAGCCCTTAAATATTATTTCTGTAATTGCTATGATACCGGGAGGGATCTGTTTACAGTAGAACCGATCCTCCTTCCGGATTGCTATTACATGGATAAAGATGATGCCGCTTCCAAAATTATAGTGAACAAAATTGCTGCAGGAGCCGCACATGAACAAAGCGGGGAACAATATTTCAAAACGGCGGATGAACTATATGACACGCTCCGTCCGCTTTTCTCCGAGAAATGGGACTTCGATGCCCTGTTCGGGCGTATGTGCCGCCCTACGGTGGAGATTGCAGAACGGGCGGAAGCCGTGTTCGAGACCGGACGGATGTTCATGCCCGAATACCGTATGCGTCCCGAAGAAGTGGAACGGTACGGCAATCGCCGCACGATGTTTCTCCGGCTGCTTGATGAAGGGTTGAAACGAAAAGTTCCGGATATGGAACGCTACCGGAAACGGCTGGACGAGGAAGTCTATATCATCGAGTCAACCGACAACGTGGATTATTTTCTTGTACAGTGGGACATGGTGCGTGAGGCGCACCGCCGGGGTATTGCAACCGGTATCGGGCGTGGCTCCGCCGGCGGATCGTTGGTCTCCTACCTGTTGGGTATTACCTCCATCGACCCGCTGAAATACGACCTGATTTTCTCACGTTTTCTTGTTCCGGAACGCTGCGGACTGGTTTGGAAAGACGAGATAACGGTACTGGCTCCGGACATTACGCTTAACAAAGGCGAACAATATGTGGAGATACAATCTGAAAATAAAATTTATCGTCTCTGTGCGGATGCCCGTTTGAGGATTCTCCGCGGCGGGGAAGAAAAAACAATATATGCCGATGGATTGATTTGCGGTGACGAAATTCTTTTTGACCGCCGAGATTGTTTGTGGAACTTAAAGGAACTCGAAACCCATGAATCCGACTTACGAACACCGCCGTCCCTATGACGGCTGCGACCTTTACCGGGGTGACGCCCTCGAGGTGCTGCCCCTACTGGCAGGGCAGGGCATCGTTGCCGACATGGTATTGTCAGACCCGCCATATGGTACGACACACTGCCGCTGGGATGCCGTGATAGATATTCGGGGGATGTGGAATGCCATACAAAGCGTTTCTGCCCCCGGAACTCCCATACTGCTGTTCTGCCAGCATCCTTTTACCAGCATATTGGGCTGTTCCAATCTTGAAAAGCTGCGTT